TCTAGCATCTTCAGTAGCTAAACCTTCTATTGGCCCTTCGGATAAAATATCATAAATTACTGCACTTTGTTTTCTTTTAATACCAGCACTAGTAAGTCCACCCAAATAGTTTTGACTATCATCTATTTGTCCTGCGCCTCTACCTGTATTTTTTCCGTCTATTTCTCTTGCCATTATTTTAATACCTTTGTGCTATTACCTGGAGCAGTTCCTCCTCCACGTCCTGTTCCACCACCAGTATATACTTGGTCGCCATAAGTAAAACCAAAATTACCTACAGCACCACTTATTTCTAGTCGTCCGTAAAGTATAGGTACTGGTGTTCCTTGTTTTACTGTTGATGCAGGTCCATTAAAAAATCCTTCTTCATTTCCACCTTGTGGGTCTTTTAAAGCCATTTCTGCTAACCCTCTTTGAACCATTCCTGTACCTAGAGCAATAAATAATCTGGAAGCCCCTTGTTTAATTGCCTCTCTTCTAGCCATCTCTTTAGTAACTTCTTTAGCTCCTTCTTCAGTAGCCCCAGCTGTAGCACCACCATCTCCCATCATAAATCCAATAATTGAAAGAATAGTTCCCCAAAAAGCTGACTTTCTTCCATCTCTAGAGCCAGAAGGTACTGGAGTAATAATTAAATCATCATTTCCTAGAGACAAATTTGCTTCATATTCTGCAATTAAATTTTCTCCTCTTTGTACTGTAAAATTTACACCTTTACTTAGTGACTCTCTAAAGTATCTTAAAAGTTTACCATTTCTTTGACAGTCTATACCAGTAATTGCTTCTGCTGGTGTTGTGCATACTAATTGCCAATGAGATTTACCAACTACATCTGCAATTTCTCCTTTTAGATAAATATTTCTTAACATGGTTGTACTACTTTATAATCTTTGTTTGGATATGAAACTATTAAATATGGTATTTGTAACGCATTACAAGTATTTATATCATGCTCACTTGGGTTACAATTTGAGTTATAGTGACTATGGACTACATATAAAATTTTTTCTGTGAATTGAAAAAGTGTGAAAAGTTTATCGTCCATTTTAAAATGGTCTTTTTTATTATTTGATAAATTTTTCATTTTTATATATTTCATTTTTTTATTTTTTTCTATAATTAAGCCACAACATTCGTTGGGACTTTCATTCTCCGCATGTTTATAAATATTTTTAACTAAATCCTTTAGCACCTGGAAATCCTCCGAATGGTAATACTACATTTGTAAGTGGATCTGCTTTTGCTGTGCTAGTCGCACTTGATGCTGTTATTGGTACAAATCCAAATCTTCTTTTACAACCATTTATACTTTTACTACATAAATCACCTCTTTCCCAAAATTCACCATGTGTAGGTTTAACATTTCTACTAGGTTTTTTTGCTTTCCATATTAATGTTTTTCCATTTGTTGGTGAAGTGGCTACATCATCAGTATGTTTTACATAACTATTTAATCTATCATCTTCAACAAAAGTATGATAGTCTGTATCTGCTGCCCACGTGCTAAATACTCTTATTGAATTTACTTTTGTATTTGTATCAGATGGCGTACCTATAGCTGATCCTGCTTGATTTGTTCCTGCACTAGCATTTATTTGCCAATAGAGTGTAGGAGTTGTTGATGTTGTAGTTCCATCTGGGTTTATTCTAGTTTTTGCTGATGCAGTAGTTTTTAAATAACCATCTGGATTTAAACCAGTTAAACTACTTGAATAAGTAGTAAAAGTTGTAGTGCTTGGAATTATATATTCATCATCTTGATTTACATAAAGAGTATATTCAGTTACTGTTCCGTCACTACCTACTTCACCATTTCCTGTTCGATATTTTCCTTCTAAATTCCAAATACACCCACTTTGTGCTTTTTTAAAACCTTCTGAATCTAAATGATTACCTGCACCTTGGTAAAGCCAAGGACATCTATTTGCTATAATATTTCTATTTGGTAGTGTTATTCCTTTTAAATCAAAAGGTGCTGCCATTTCAAATATTACTTTCTCTTTTGTTCTTTGAGTCATTCTTTCTATATAATAAACTTCTCTAGGATATTCTATAGGTGGATTTGAATCTGCACTCTCTCCATATAAATATTTTTTTAGTGTTGTTCTTCTTATTAATTTTAATCCTAAAAGTTTAGTATAGTCTATATCTCCTACTGCAGAACTAAATGTATTAGTTATGTTTGCAATTGTAAATGTAGGTCTAGAAGCAGAACCTGCTATTTTTCTTTCAAAATTTGTAGCGTTAATAGGTATTTTAGTATATGTTCTTATTGTTGATGGAGTAGTATAATCTCTAAATTGTAAACTAGTAGTATTGTCACCATGTGGCGAAAAATATGCAAAAACACCAGACGCATATTCTAATTCAAATAGTTCTATTAATTGAGAACTTGGGTCTTGTTTTTGTAAGTCTTTTATTAGTATTTTTTCTGTCATGCTTCGTAAACTCGTCTAAAAACTGCTGTTAAAGTGTAAAAATCATCATATTCCCATACTTGAGTCCAATCAGAACATACTACTTTGTATGTTTGTTCATTTCCACTTTCATTTGAATCGGAAACTGTATAATTAAATTTTGTAACTCCATTTGTACTCTCAAAAAATGCTACCAAGTCATCTATTTCTGCTTTTGGTCGTGTAGCAAAAGATACTGAAAACTCTTGTTGTAGTACATTTATACCATCTGCAAGTCGTTGTTCATATCCATCACCAAAATTTGCTCTTATTACTCTAACTTCATTTTTTAAAGATAAGCCTTTGTCCGCTGGAACTGCTGCGCTAAATCCAGTTATATTTGACCCATCATTTTGTGTTATTCCGATTGCCATATTAGAATGTGCTTAATTGCCCTCCTGGTCTTTGCTGTCTTTCAATTTCTTTTATTACAGCCGCAGATATTGCTTGCCCTAGTACAAATCCATCATCTGATGAATCCATAGTAGTTGCACCTGTTTCCATATTTACACTAACATTTACATTATTATTTGCATTTGCTCCTTTTAAATTTACAGGTATGCTCTTATTGTCTGGTAATGGTACAACTGCTTCATGCTGTTTACCTTCACCAACCATATATGTTGGTTGTTTAGCAATTCCTCCCCTTCCATATGACATAATACCACCTTTTGCAAGTCCAAAGAATGTACTAAATGCTCCTCCAAAATTTCCACCAAATAGTTGTTTGAAGAATGAATCTCCAAATCTATCTGAACTCATAAATAGTCTTTGGAATAAATTTCCAGTATCTGCACCGAAAGTTGCATGAATAGAATCCATACGCTGATTATTGTAGCTAGCTCTTGTTCCACCACTTACTCCAGGTTCTACTCGACTACCAAATAAGAAATTTTTAATACCACTTGTAATACCACTAAATAGACCGCCTCCAGCTACTCCAGAGCCTCCACCTGCAAATGCTGGTATATCTTTTCCCTCCATTGCAGCCTTTATAGCCTCTGCATGAAAGGTAGCGGCATCTACCATTGCAGTCTGTATTTTTTCGGCAGGGTCTTGTTTTTTTGTAAAAAGAAGGTCACTTAAGCCTTTTGACATTGAAGTTGCAAGTTCATTTGTAAGAGCATCTGCAATTCCTTTTGCAAATGCAGCTGATCTTCCGCCTTCTGGTCTTTCACCTTTTATTAAACTAGCAAAAGTTGAAGTAGCTCCTGTTTCAAATGCATTTCTTGCTGTATCTCTTAGTCTCATCATTATATTAAGTGTATCTTCTAAAACTTGTTTTTGTGCTTCTAAATTTTGTAATTGTGCTAGAAACTCAGCATTTTGTTCTTTTGATAAGGTTTTTCCGTCTCTTGTTAAAATTCTTAGTTTATGTAAAATTTCTTCTTTTTGAATATTTAACTGTGCAATTTTTTGTTGTGTTTGTATTTCTTTTTTCTGTAAATTAGTAGCAAATCTGAGTTCTAAAGCTGTAGCAGTTGCAAGATTTGTCTTTGCAGTAATTCTCTTCATTTCAACCTCTAAAATTTCTTTTTCTCGTCCGAACAGTAAGTTAGACAATACTTCAAGTTGTGTTGAAACTTCTACTCTTTTATTTGCGCTTTCATTTACTTTCTTTTGAGCTTCATCAAGTGCTTTTGTTGCTGCTACCTCTCCTAGTATGTTTTTTAACATACCCTCCAAGTCATCTCCAATAATACCTCGTATTTGACCACCTGCAAATTCTTTATCTGATAGCATAGGTGCACCGGCTGCAATTATCGCAAAACTATCTGCAATTTCTCTTATACTTGTTCTTAAATTTGCAAAAGGAGTTATAGGTAATTTAATTTTTTCTAGTGTTTGACCAAAAGTTTTATAAGCATTCTCTGCAAATGTAATTGCTTTAGCAACCTCTGAAGCTTTTTCAACATTAGGTCCTAATCCTTTTTCATCTAATTGTACTAATGTTGGTATTATGTCTGCAAGTGTCTCAGTCAGTTTCCCTTCATCAGCAAATTCTTCTAAACCTTTACTAAGAGTCTTAATAAAACCTGCTACCTCTTCAGCTGCTTCTCCTCCTAGAACTGATTTTGCAGCTTCTAGTGTTGTAATTGTGCCTTCTAATATTTTTCTCTGCGGGTCAGTAAGTTGAAAAAAGAATTCTCTTGTTCCCTCTCTGGTACTACCTCTTGTCCCTCTTTCTATATCTAGCACTTCTCCAAAACCTTCTGCGAAGTTTTTAAATGAAATATTAGCAAGAATTCTTGACTGAACAATAAGTTGATCTACAATATTTTTTTGTGTTTTTAATTTATCTACAACTTTTTTTAGTTCTACTGCTTGACGTTGAGCACTCGTAACAATTCTACTCTGAGTTTGTTCAAATTCTAAAACTGCTGGGTCTTTAAATTGATTAATTATTCCTCTAACTATTCCAAAAATACTTAAAAGCGCACCTGCAATACCAACTCCAGTAAGAACAGCACTTAAAGCTTTCATGCCCTGTACACCAATAAACTTCAACGTTCCCATAAATTTACCATACTCAAATTGCATAATTTTGAGTTCTGCAATAAATTTTAAACGCATTTTTGTAAATCCAGTAGCTTGCTCAGCAACCATAACTGCGTTTGCTGCTCTTAGTTTTGCCACCGTTTGCATCATAGCAGCTTTTGTCATGTTTTGTGAATTTATAACCTGACTTGTTGTTGCATTTATTGACCTTTCTAAATTTTTAAGTTGAAGTTCTCCAAAATCAGCTTCCATAAATTTACCCAGGTTTTTACCAGTATAGAATTTTTTTAAATCTTTTAAACCTCCCTTCATTGTTGCTCGTGGGTCAATTGTAGGAGTATCTGGAATCATAGCTTTTAGTAATCCTGTACCTAAAAGTGTTGATGCTCCTGCAAGAGCAGCGGGATTTACTGCGAGTGATGTTGCTAAAAATTCTGCAAAATCAGAAATACCTTTCTTTAAAGTATTTAACACATCATCAAATGTTTTTGCGAGTTTAGTAAAGGAGTTTACTTCTATATTTAAATCGCCAAATTTTTCTTGACCTTGTGCAATAGTTGCATTAACAACTGCTTGAGATTTTTGAAATGTATTTAGTGCATTTGCATCTAAATCTAATAGTCGAGCATATTCTTTAGTAGCATCGTTTAATCGAACAATAATACCTAATTCATCTAATAGTTCTGGCTCAGCTTTGATAGCACCTCGAGTAAGTCTTTGAAATGAATCTGTTAAGTCTCTACCTAATGCAAGTGAGGCATTTTTAGCAACTTCTGCTAAATCTATAATTTGGTCTTTAGTTAGTCCTGCAGCTCTACCAATCGCTACAGCTTGTGAAGCCTCTTTAAAAGCTAGCTGAGCATCTGTGGCTGCTTGTACTTCTGCCGTTAGTAAAGATAATGAAGTACCTGTTTGTGCAGCAAATTCCTGTTGTCCTTGTAACATAACACGAAAGTCTGCTGCATCACTCAGAAATCTAAATACTGCACTAATAGCAAAAATATTTGCAGCTAAAGTTGCATAAGCAGGAACAAGGCCTCCAGTGATACCTTGTGCCATTTTTGAAAAGTTTTTAGTTGTATTTGAAGATTGTTGAGAAGCACCTTTTAATCTACGATCAGCTGTATGTGCTGAGTCTCCCAAGCTATCAAAACTTCTTTTTGTCTTTTTAGCTCCTTTTTCTACTAGTTTTAAACTTCCATCATCAGTTACTTCAAATGTTATTCTAGCACCTTTTATGTTTTTTGTCATTATCTTTTCCTAGTTGGAGTATTTAACTTTCCTTTTGCTTTTGCTGCCGATTCAGCTGCTTTTCGTTTTTTATCTTGTTTTTTATTAACATAATCTGAATGTTTTGACTCTATATGTTTTAAAAAGTAAACAACGACTTTTTTATCTTTTATTTCATAAATATCAAGTAAGGCTTTTAACGCAGACATATCTTTTCCCATATAATATCCACTCATTCCTTCCCATCTATCGGGTAGTAATCCGTGTATTAAAAAAGCTTCTTGTACTTCTGTTGGATACTGACCTATCTCAGGTGGTAACTTTTTTTCATCTGGAACTTCTCCAGTTTGCTCACATATTTTTAAATATGTATCAACTTCAATTTGACCTTCACTAAATTGTCTATCAAGTAAAGAAATTATTTTCTCTACTTGACTTGTGTAAAATTTTCTAAATCTCCAATAGTCTCTGCTATCCAAGAGTCAAAATTTTCTGAATTTTTCATTAGTAATTCAGCATTTTCTTGAGTATAAGACAACTCATCTTCTGAGTTTAATTTTGAAACATCTACTAAAAGTAATTTTTCTAGATATTTATATTTTAATCCTTTCCAACCTTTAATAACTTGTTGTACATATACTTGTAAAAATTTTTCTTGGTCTAATACTTCTTCAAATGCTCTTGTTCGTTTATTTAATTTTTGAGAAACACTTTTATTTCTTAGTTTTAAAAGTTCCTCTCTTGATAAGTAACATATATCTACTGAAAATCCTTCAAACTCAGGATAATCTATAGTTACTGTTTTGCTCGGAGTAAGTAATGTTGATAAACTTACTTCCATTTTATTATTTTCTTCCATTTTATCTCCTAAAAGTAGGAGAGGCTTTCGCCTCTCCGATTAATTATCTATGATAAGTCAGCACCTGTGTAAACTATTTCTGCTTCATAGTTAGAACCTGTAGAACCAGGATCTACACTAGCTGGTAGAGCATGGAAATTCACATCAAGAGAAATTATATCCTCTATTGAATGTGATGGTACTTCTAAGTGACAATTTGGTAATGTAATTGCTACATTTGGAGTTGATGTTCCTCCAATTTTAAAGACTAAATTGAAATCATTAGTTATAACATCTGTTGATTCAATTATATCTTCAAACAAATCTGCACTCTTACCAGAGTCATGATTTAAGTAACATGTAAAGTTACCACTTACACTTCTAGTTCCAGTAACATTTCCAAGTGGTTGATTTACTGAGCCTAATGTTTCTGGTGTTAAGAAAGTCATATTATTTTCAAAAGTAAGATTTCCCCCTGTTAAAACCAAATCATAAGAACTCTGGAAATTACCACTACCAGCAGTTGTAACTGCTAACTGTGTTAATCTATTTCTAATGAAATTACTTGTAGTTGAAACACCTTCTGAGATTGTTTTTGTAAAACTTGGTGGATTACCAGAGTTTGAATCAAACTCAGTAAGCATTCTGCCTTGTCCACTCCAGTTTATTGTAGCAATTCCATCAATATCAAAGTCAATTGATACAGAACTTACTACACAACCTTCAAGTTTATAAGTAGCATCGCCACCATCAGTAGCACTACCTAATTCAAAGTATAAATCAAATGTACCTAAAGCTGCAACCTCTGACTGTTCAAAATCAACGGTCATACTGGTATCAGTATTAGTAATACCACCAGTTCCATTCCATGCTGAAGCAGTTGAACTTGCTCCTATTGTAAAACTAGTATGTCCTACAAAGTATGCCCACAGTGCTTCTTCAACAGCATGTTGAGGGTTTCCAGAAATAGAAGCACTTGGCTCCCATACATTTCCAGACCCTGCTGGTACTGCTCCAAAAGGTCTCATGTAAGTAGAAAAACTCCACTCAACAGGAGCATAAGAATCTGTAAACATTTGTCTACTTCTTCTACTTTTACCATTTGAATCGGCCATCTCATTTAAAGTAATTTCACTTGTATTTGTAGCCTGAGAAAAACTAAATCCATCTAACACAGGTATCTCCCAACCAACAGCTGTACTGCCATTTTGTGTCAGAAAGACTTTCGTATCTCGACTAAAATAAAATTGATCTGCCATTATTTTCTCCTATTTAGTATTGAATCTCACAGATGACTTCTCCGACACCTAGAGGTTCCAATACTCCTTCATCTGTGTCTATACTCAGAATGGTCGTCTGAGTAGTAGACTGCTTTACGCCATTGGAGTCAAAATACTCTAGCGGATCATTATCCTCGAGTACTGCCTCCACGTCCTCAAGTAATTCTTCTAATCGAAAAATTACATCATCATCGCTATGCACATAACATCTTATTGTTACTTGCAAAAAACGAAATCTAAAATTTCCACTATTGTATTCACGAGTTTCATTTCCTGCCCCTACATGAATAGATGGAAACTCTTGCACTTCGTCCCAAAACTTTAGTCGTCTATCTACTTTTGCAACTGCAGCTCGAAACGGAGTTTGTCCATTTATTTGTTCTAATTTATCACAGATAGCTTCTACTACTGCTCTTCTTCTTGTTGAATACGTTCTTCCTGTTGTTGCCATTATACTCTCTTAACAGTAAACCTTTCAATAGCTTGTTTTGTCATAATTTGTCTTATTGTTCCCCCAATTAATCTTCGAGGGTCTCTTAATGTACTTCCTTGTTGATTACCGGGTTCAAAAGTTTCATAAGGCTCTCTCATATAAGTATAGTCTAAATGTAGTCCGCCTCTTGGACGCTGTATAATATTAGTTACTCTAACTGAGTTTGCAAATCTTCCAGTTCTAAATCTGAGAGCTGGTTCAGTCATATTCATTGCTACTTGTGATGGTAGTATTGAATTTAACATATTTCTTAAAGATAATACATTATTTCGAGTAGTTTTAGGTTTAGCTTTACGTCTAGCGGTTGCTGTTCCTGCTATAACTCCACCAAATGTCTCTTTACTTTTAGTTTCTTTTAATTTTGCTTTACTTGCTGAAACTGTTGATCGTCTTCCTTTTTTAGTCTCTCTTTTTATACGTTCTGCTAATTTTTTATTTACCCTAAATCTCATATTTGGTTTAGTTTTATGTGGAAATAATTTTTGTATTGCTAATTTAGATGCTTGTAAAGTTAATTCATCAGTATAGTCAGGTGAATCACTAACCATATTATTTATTTGTTTTTTACTGAGTGTACCTAAACTATTAAGATATCTTCCAACAAGTGGTCCAAAATTTTTGGGGTCTACTAAGTCTTTAACCTCTTTTATTGTTTGTCTATCTGTACCACCTGTTTGATCACTTTCTGGAATAATAACAAGTTCTATTGCATGCTCTGCTTGGTAAGTAGTAGTACTTTTTCTTCTATCAACTTTTGTCTGATATTTGTATTGCAAAAAGTCTGCAAATACTCTACCAAATACATCCATTTTAAAATTTTTAGCTGTTAGTTTAAGAGCTTTTATTAATGCAGTATGTACATTTGTACCTCTTTGTCCAGGTGTTGGGTTGGTCACCATCTGTAATTGACTTTGTAGTGGACCTGATTTTGACTCAGTTGTGGCTCCATGTTCAGCTACGACTGTTGTACCTGGATAGTATGACCTTGCCCATGTTTTTATTACATCTCTTATACTTCTAACTATATTTGTAGACCAAGTTATTCTAGTTGTGCCATAGGGTCCTACTCTTCCTGTTGCTTCAATTTCATATCGTGTTTGACCAGGTAGTAGTTTAACCTGTTGTACACGCCAAGTTTGATTACTTCTTGGTGGTTTCTTTGACCATTTTTTTAATTCTTTACCTAAACTTACCCAAGTTTTTTGAATTAAGGGGTTACCCTTCTGTGATAATCCTTCTGCTTGAGCGACTTGTTGTCCGCCAGTTTCTGGGTGAGTACCTTTAGTTATAGACTTTATAATAGTATCTTCCCACTCATCAAAATTTAATACTATTTTAGCTTTTGTTATATTTGCAGAACTTCTTTGTTTTATAAATTTATCAAAGTCTTTTAAAAATTTTTTTCTTTTTGCTAAAGCCATTAAATAATCACTCGATATAAGTCAAGTACTCTTTTTATATGGTCTGGAAAATCAGTACTATTCCTTAAACTTGCAGTTCCTTGATTCTGTAAAGTTGCTCCACCAAGGGTCTGTCTTTCTTTATGCTCGTCTTTTAAATAATAAGTTACTAAATCAAATAGTGCAAGCTCTAAATCTTTTGGAGTTGCTGAATATCCTGCAGTATAAACTACTTCAACTGCTCCAAAACCTTTTAGAAAAGATTTTTCTATTCCACTCGAATTTATTCGGTGAATACTATCTGATGTTGTTTCAATAAAATAATCAGTATTATTTGTAAGTGTAGTATAACTATCACTTGGACTACTTCGTTCTTTAACTGAAGTTACGGACACTAGTGGTGTTTCACTTAAAACTATTACTGATGTATTATTATCTATTATATTAAATGTTTCTGTTTTTGCACTACTAAAGTTATCAATAAATGATGTTCCACAATATTTTTTAACTAAGTCAGAAACTTGAGGTACTATGATAGCTAAACGATCATCATTGTTATCGCCTCTCATACCCTCTGCGTCTTTGTATTCTTGTACTGTTATTAAGTCTGCCA